GGATTAAATCGTATACGATTGCGTTCTTTTCATTAAAAAACGGAAAAGCAGCGATGTAGTATTGCCGGGAAGTCTTCCGACGAAGTGCTTTGATTATCTCCTCAATACGTTTTTCATAAGCGGTTTTATCACTACCATAGGGAATGAGGTTCTCCAATTCTGTCAAGTAGGTCTGCTCATACTTGTTTCGTGCAGCATCTTTTTTAACCATTTTGACAGCTCTCATGGAATCCGAAACCATGTGGTTAATGATTATTTCACACCAATTGTTGATATATGGAAATAGTGCGTTCCAATCAATAGTCGCTTGGAACGGATCGTAAACAAGCAGATAATGTCTGCCGTTTATCATAGAGTTGCCTATCCGTTTTGCAAGCTCGTTACCATCTTCAGTTGTAATGTGGTAATGAAAATTTCTGGTTTCACCGGGCATGAGGTTCTCAAGATGCGCCGTCTTCGCTGCCGACAAATCGCTAAAATACAAGTCAATTTGCTTTCCAAAATACTGTCCGGCAATCTGACGGAGATATTTTGCTACACGGACTGGTGTACCGAACACCTGCTTGCCATCATCGTCAACATATTCTCCGCTGTTAGACATGCAATCGATAAAAACAAGTCCTGTGCAGTATTGATTTAAAAGAAGTATGTGGGCCCATGCTTCAACATACTTTTCAATGAGCTCGAATTTCTTTACGGTGTGCGGATTCGCATGACCGATTATTTCATCACTGCTGCTCACTACTTGTTTCCTCCTCCGGAATTAGGTCCATAATATCTCCGATGTTGCAGTCTAATGCCTTGCAGATTTTCATTAGGACTTCCATGCTCACGGTTTCTCCCTTGGACAGTTTCGTAACGGAGGCCCAGCTGATGCCAGCCGTAGCAAGTAAATCCTTCTTTTTCATATCTTTATCTATTAGCAGCTTCCATAGCTTTTTGTAACTTACTTCCATCGGGATCTCCCTTCCTTAAATCTAAAAAAGCCTGTTTCAGAGCTCGACTAAGATATTATATCACGAAAGTGTGCAAAACACAAGAGGTTTTCTCTGAAAACACTCGAATTTGCACTGTTTATGGTTGAAAATTCATCGTAGATGTGGTATAATATGTGAGCTCAAATCATTTTCGGTTAGGAGGGTGTGTCTTGTCCAAGAAGTATGATACGTTTGCGGCCTATCTTGAGGACGTGTACTATAACCAAATTTTCAGTAAAATTAAATCATACATCTTTAACAATAAAGGTCGCTTGGACCTATCAACTTCTTCCGTTCCCGACCCCTCCTATGTAGAATTGAGTGATTTCAAAATCATGGGAGTCAATTTCCATGAGTCAGATACCGACAGGATTGAATGTAAAGTTACAGTCCGTGCGGAAATCGAAATCTCTGGCCGTGGTCGACGTGACTATGAAAGCGATTCTACTGAATGCTGGATCTCAATACCTTTATCAGCGACTTTGAGAAATGGGCTCCAACAAGTCAGCATTGGATATGCATCAGAGTATTCAAGAGAACTGTTTCGGGCAGAAGATGCGCTCACTAAATACTTGGTCCCGTACATCTACGCAAAAGATCTCGATAAGCATGCGGAGAGATTTCTCGAAAAATACTGTCCCCGTGCGTTAGAGGAGCCCATGCCGCTCCCCATCAAGGAGATTGTTGAAAATATGGGATTGACAGTTTATCACGCTCCATTGCCGGACGGTATCTTTGGTCGTACATATTTCAATGACGCTAATGTCGAGGTTTTTACAAATAAAACATGCTCGGAAACAGAAGATCGGACTATATGCCCCGGAACCATACTTGTTAACCCCGATGTCGTTTTTATGCGAAATATCGGTTCGACAAATAATACCGTAATCCACGAGTGTGTCCATTGGGACAAGCACTATAAATTCTTCGAGCTTCAGAAGCTCTTGAACCCTGATATCCAAGCAATTTCCTGCGCTGTTGTAGAGGATTATAAGAAGAAGTCCAACGAGCTCGAAGATGAGCTGTCTTGGATGGAGTGGCAAGCCAATGCGCTGGCTCCCAAAATTCTAATCCCCGCAAAAACTGGTAAGGCAAAACTCTCCGAAATTCTGAATAGACTTCACAGAGCATATCGTGGTCGTCTCCGTGACGGGTACGTCATGGAACTTGCCATCAGTGAGTTCGCTGATTTTTTCAAGGTTTCAACGACAGCCGCAAAGATCCGTGCTGTTGAGCTCGGTTTTGAGCAAGCCGCCGGTGTTTTCAACTTTGTCGATGGTAAGAACTACCCGCCATTCTCCTTCAAAAAAGGCAGTTTGAAAAAAGGCCAAACCTTTGTCATCGACCGCAACAATGTCATAATTCAGTCCCTGCTTAACCCGGATTTATCTGAGGATATTGCGGCGAGGCGTTTTATTCACGCTGGCGGTCTACTCGTCATTAATGATCCTCAATATGTAAGCATTGTAGAGGATTCTGAACCAACTCTTACCGAATACGCCTTAGAGCATGTCGATGAGTGCTGTTTGGTATTCGACCGCACTACACGAGTCAGCACACAATACGATGACTCCTTCTACCGCATATGCTTCCTTTGTAGAGATGCCGATTCAAAGAGTTTTGTTGAAGCCACCTTCAATCCGAAGGAAGGCAAGAATGAAGATGTACAGAAACGTGCCCGTGAAATGGCTGCCATCGCAGCAGAAGCAAAGCGAGTCGCAGATATCCTTGCTGAGGTTCCTTCGTCGTTTTGTGGGACCCTTGACTATCATATCAAACGTCGTGGGTATACCAACGAGAAGATGGAAGAACGTACTGGCATAAGCTCTCGCATGATTCAAGACTATCGAAAAAAGAAGGATTCCAACATCACCTTACAAAGCGTACTTGCTCTTTGCATCGGACTGAATCTGCAACCGGCTTTCTCTTATGATTTAATCCTCAAGGCTGGTTTTAACATAATGACTGCCAAGGACGAGCACCTCATTTATCGGTACCTGATAGAACACCACCACATGGAAAACATCTTCATGTGGAACGAGAAGCTGCAAGATGCCGGTATTCCGCAACAACTACCCAAAAACGGGAATAAAATGACTGCTCCTGAAAAATAATTCGGAAGTCGCACTTCCGGTATGAAACCCTGATATATCAAGGCCCTTATGTCTTTCAAGACATGAGGGCCTTATTTTTTTGCCTATTTTCAGACTTTTTCGGCCAATTGAACCGGAAGTCCCACTTCCTCGTGAAAATCCGGAATCTCAATAAAATAGTACCTGTGAGTGAAAGCTCACACCCACATGCGGTACGTCCACTGGCCCCGGACGATCCAGTGCCGCTTGATGGGACAAGTTAATACGAACAGCTGCCTACTGGATAAGGAAGCTGCAGACCGGAACGGAGAAATCTCCGTCGGGACTGTGGTTGGATTTCTATACCCATTTTGCAGCTGACCATGAAGGTTTCCTCCGTTCCAAGCAAATCGAACGGAGGAAATTTTCATGCAAAACAACGACAAGAAGTACTTTATCCCGGTCAACGGGAACCCCATCGAGGTCAGCGAAGAGGTTTACAGAGCATACTACCAGCCCATTTGGAACACCCGCTACCATGCCCAGAAGAACGGCGAGTGCCGCTGCACCAAGGCCCAGCTTTGGAAGTGCGACGGTGTTTGCCCCGGCTGCCCGTTCTACGCTGCCGGTAAGAAGGTTTCTATCGATACGCCTATCGGCGGCGAGGAAGACGAGCTTACCCTTGGCGACACGCTGGCCGACAACGCACCATCTGCGGAGTCCATCCTTATGGATAAGGAACTGCTCGACGCTCTATACGACGAGCTGAACCGCCTTGACCCGGACGGCAGACGCATCTGCGAGCTTATCATGCAGGGCAAGACGGAGCGTGAAATCGCTGCCGACATGGGCAAACGCCAGTCGACCATCAACTACCAGAAGAACAAGGTGTTCTCCATCCTGCGTGAAGCCCTGAAGGACTTCATTTAATACCCAACAAAGGCCGCCGTGGAAGCGATTCTGCGGCGGTCAAAATTTTTTTCAAATTTTTTCGTTCAAAACCCCGGTTTTCCTCCAGTGGGTACTGAGGACAGCAAAACAACACAGGTCCTCAGAAAGGAGGAACCGCCAATGAGTGAGTCCAGACCCAACAAGGCCGTCACTGATGAAGAGCTCATCGGAGTGCTTACGGCAATCAGCGTAGTGTCAAGACGTCTGGCAAGGAAGCTGATCCAGCTGAACCAGACAAGCCAATCTCAGGAAGGAGGAAAACGTGATGAGCAGAATGAGCGAAATGGAAGCGACCATCAGGGAGTTGCGGGATATTGCATCTTCTATTAACGACATCGCCAACTGGCTGACCGGCGCATTCAGCGGCAGCGAGGAAGCGGCCCCTGCTCCGGAACCGGAAAAGGCACTCACCCTCGAAGAGGTCAGAGCGATTCTGGCAGAAAAGTCCCGTGATGGCTTCACCGCTCAGATCCGTGACCTTCTCCTGAAGTACGGTGCCAAGAAGCTCTCCGAGGTTGACCCGGCAAGCTACAAGGCTCTGGTAGCGGATGCGGAGGTGCTCGGCAATGGCTAACCACGCACTTCTCTCTGCATCGTCCTCGCACAGGTGGCTCAACTGCCCACCTTCGGCAAGGCTCTGTGAAGGCTATGACGACAAAGGCAGCGATTTCGCAGCCGAAGGTACCGACGCCCACGCCCTCTGTGAGTACAAGCTCCGGAAGGCACTCGGCATGGAGGCAAATGACCCGACCGAAGACCTCACTTGGTACAACTCAGAAATGGAAGAATGTGCCAACGGTTATGTGTCCTTCGTAATGGAGCTGGTCGAGGAGGCCAAGAAGACCTGCCCGGACCCCGTGGTCCTGATCGAACAGCGGCTCGACTACTCCAAATACGTCGAGGAGGGCTTCGGCACCGGCGACTGCGTCATCATCGCAGACGGGACGCTCCATATCGTGGACTACAAGCACGGCAGAGGCGTTCTGGTCGAAGCCGACGACAACCCGCAGATGAAGCTGTACGCCCTCGGTGCGCTGGAGCTGTTCGACTGCATCTACGACATCGACACCGTCAGCATGACCATCTACCAGCCTCGACGCTCTAACGTCAGCACCTTCACCATTCCAAAGGACGAACTCTACGAGTGGGCCGATCAGGTTCTGGCCCCGACTGCAGAGCTTGCCTTTAACGGAGACGGTGAATACCACTGCGGCGAATGGTGCCAGTTCTGCAAGGCCAAAGCTGACTGCCGTGAAAGAGCCAACGCCAACATGGAGCTTGCCAAGTTCGAGTTCAGGCAGCCGCCTCTGCTGACAGATGAAGAGGTCGAAGAAATCCTCGGTCGCATCGACGAGCTGATCGCTTGGGCCTCCGACATCAAGGACTATGCGCTTCAGGCAGCCATCAGCGGTAAACAGTGGTCCGGCTACAAGCTGGTCGAGGGCCGCTCCAACCGCAAGTACACAGACGAGGATGCCGTCATCGCAGCAGTAACAGCTGCCGGGTACGACCCCTACGAACACAAGATTCTCGGCGTCACCGCCATGACCTCGCTTCTCGGAAAGAAACAGTTCAACGACATTCTTGGAGGCCTGATCACCAAGCCTCAAGGCAAACCCACGCTGGTGCCGGACAGCGATAAGAGACCGGCAATGACAACCATTATCGATGATTTCAAGGAGGACAACTAATATGTCAAATTCTACTAAACTCGCAAACCCCATGAAGGTTATCACCGGCAAGGACACCCGTTGGTCCTATGCCAATGTCTGGGAGGCCAAGTCCATCAACGGCGGCACCCCGAAGTTCAGCGTCAGCCTCATCATTCCGAAGACTGACACCGTGACCGTTCAGAAGATCAAGGCAGCGATTCAGGCGGCCTATGAGGAAGGTCAGGCCAAGCTCAAGGGCAACGGTCGCACCGTACCGCCTCTCACCGCTATCAAGACGCCTCTCCGTGACGGCGACACCGAGCGTCCGGATGATCCGGCTTACGCTGGCAGCTACTTCATCAATGCCAACTCCGCTACGGCTCCCGGAATCGTAGACGCTGACTGCAATCCGATCCTGACCCGCTCCGAGGTTTACTCCGGTGTGTACGGTCGTGCCAGCATCAACTTCTACGCTTTCAACTCCAACGGCAACAAGGGCATCGCCTGTGGGCTGAACAACCTGCAGAAGCTCCGTGACGGCGAACCCCTCGGCGGCAAGTCCAGCGCAGCATCTGACTTCTCCACCGATGCGGATGAAGATTTCCTGTCTTAAGGAGGTACGTACCATGAACGCTACTACGATTCTTTGCATCCTGCTTCTGTCCCTCTATCTGGTTCTGGCCGTGTTCTGGATCGTTAGGTCCATCATTGACACTATCGACGACCGCAAGCGTGAGAAGCGTAATGCTGCTCTTGAGGCTGAGCGTGAAGCTCGCAACGCCAAATGGGAAGCCGAGCGTCAGCAGCTTGAACGAGAACGTGCCATTCGTGAAGTCGAGTACCACGAAGCCCGAATGAAGGAACTCGAACAGAAGTAATCTCCGGTCTGCGGGTGGTAGGAGCAATCCTGCCACCCTTTCAGGCTACGGAAAGGACCTATGTATATGAAAACACTCAGTATTGATATTGAAACCTACAGCAGTGTGGACCTTGCCAAGTGTGGCGTCTACAAATACACCGAGGCGACAGATTTCGATATTCTTCTCTTCGGATATTCCGCAGACGGCAACCCTGTGCAGGTGGTCGACCTTGCATCTGGTGAGACAATCCCGCCGGAGGTCATCGCTGCGCTTACAAACGATGATGTGACGAAGTGGGCCTTCAACGCACAGTTTGAGAGGATATGTCTTTCTCGCTGGCTCCGTGATCACGGCGGCTTTGAAAACGCCTACTACAGCATCCCGGAAGACACCGTGGGCAACTACCTCGATCCGGCCTCATGGAAATGTACCATGATCTGGTCCGCTTACATGGGCTTACCCCTTTCGTTGGAAGGCGTCGGTGCTGTTCTGGGCCTCGGAAAGCAGAAATTGACCGAAGGCAAAGAGCTCATCAAGTATTTCTGCCAGCCCTGTGCGCCGACAAAGGCAAATGGTGGTCGAACCCGCAACCTGCCGGAAAACGCTCCGGACAAGTGGGCTGCCTTCAAACGGTACAACATCCGTGATGTCGAGGTCGAAATGTCCATTCAGGAAAAGCTCGCCAAGTTTCCGGTGCCGGAAATGGTCTGGGAGCAGTATCACCTCGATCAGGAAATCAACGACAGAGGCGTCGCCCTTGATATGGAGCTGGTGCATCAAGCCATCGTTATGGACACCCGCTCCCGTGCGGATCTCACTGCTGCCATGAAGAAGCTGACCGCTTTGGACAATCCCAACTCCGTGCAGCAGATGAAACAGTGGCTTTCGGACAACGGTCTGGAGGTGGATTCTCTCGGCAAGAAGGAAGTCGCTGAAATGCTCAAGACCGCTCCGGCAGAGCTGCAGAAGGTTCTCCTTCTCCGGCAGCAGCTGGCCAAATCGTCCGTCAAGAAGTATCAGGCGATGGAAAAGGCAGTCTGCGCCGATGGTCGTGCTCGTGGAATGTTTCAGTTCTACGGTGCCAACAGGACCGGTCGTTGGGCTGGACGCATTATACAGATGCAGAACCTGCCCCAGAACCATCTTCCGGATCTGGCAGAGGCTCGTGGGCTTGTCCGCTGCGGCGACTTTGAAGGCGTGGAACTTCTCTACGAAGATGTGCCGGATACGCTCTCTCAATTGATCCGCACCGCCTTTGTGCCGAAGCCGGGATACAAGTTCATCGTCTCCGACTTCTCGGCAATCGAGGCCAGAGTGCTGGCGTGGTTTGCCGGTGAAATCTGGCGTCAGGAGGTCTTTGAAAAAGGCGGCGATATCTACTGTGCTTCCGCATCGCAGATGTTCAAGGTTCCTGTTGAAAAGCACGGCGTGAACGGCCACCTGCGGCAAAAAGGCAAAATCGCTGAACTCGCCCTCGGCTATGGCGGCTCTGTCGGAGCTCTCAAAGCGATGGGAGCCTTGGAGATGGGCCTTTCGGAAGACGAGCTTCAGCCGCTGGTCACTGCTTGGCGCAACTCGAACCAGAATATTGTGAGGTTCTGGTGGGATATCGACCGGGCAGCTATGAATGCCGTGAAGTATCACATGGACGGCGAGGTCTGCGGCATCAAGTTCTGCTACCAGAGCGGGATGCTCTTCATTACGCTCCCGTCCGGCAGACGCCTCTCGTATGTGAAGCCCAAGCTCGGTACAAATCAGTTCGGCAGCGAGTGTATCACTTACGAGGGCATCGGCGGCACAAAGAAATGGGAGCGGCTGGAGACCTACGGGCCGAAGCTCGTGGAGAACATCGTCCAAGCCACCTCCCGTGACATTCTCTGCTACGCCATGCGGACCTTGTCGCACTGCTTCATTACCATGCACATTCACGACGAGCTGGTCATCGAAGCCAGCCCCGGCGTCGACCTGAAGGTTCTTTGTGAGCAGATGGGCCGGACACCGCCGTGGGCAAACGGGCTCAAGCTCCGTGCCGATGGCTATGAGACCATGTTTTATAAAAAAGACTGATTCTGATTCGTTCAAATACCACTAAACCCTCCAGTGGGTAGTGAGAACTTTAGATTGGAGGTGCCTATCATGGCCGAATACAAAAACGCAGAAGGCTATGCCGATCCTACGGCATTCGGAGCCTTCTGTGCCATTGAAAAAGAAGAAAAAGCTCTCCGGGCATTCAGGCCCATCGTGTATATCTGCAGTCCGTATGCCGGAGATGTCGAAAGCAACACCGCTGCCGCCAGACGCTACAGCCGTTTTGCGGTAGAGGCCGGATACATTCCCATCGCACCGCACCTGCTGTTTCCGCAGTTCCTTGACGACAACAATCCCAAGGAGCGTGAGCTGGGCCTGTTTTTCGGGAATGCCATCCTGAGTAAATGTGCCGAGATGTGGGTCTTCGGTGACCGGATTTCCGAGGGCATGGAGGCCGAGATCAAGAGAGCGACTTGGAAAGGACACCGAATCCGCTACTTCAGCGAGACCTGCGAGGAGGTAACAAGATGAAATTCACTTTATACCGCTCCAACTGTCTGGAGGTGCCTGAAAACTGTACCTACCCTCATAAGGTCGAGGTCACCGGGAAGGACAGCCTCATCGAAGCTGTAAAGCACGATTATGTTTGTGCCGAGTATCAGGGCAACTACCGCAGCAACGATAATTTCATCGGCTCCGACTGCTTGCCGGTCGATTGTGATAACGACCACAGCGACGATCCGGACGAATGGGTCTATCCCTCAGACGTTGCTACTGCTTTTCCCGGTGTTGCCTTTGCGGTTCACTACAGTCGCAATCACATGAAAACCAAAGGTGGCAAAGCTGCAAGGCCGAAGTTCCACGTCTTCTTCGCCATCGACCGGATTACCGATCCCGGCCAGTACAGCGAGATGAAGAAGCTGGTAAACACCATCTTCCCGTACTTTGACACCAAGGCACTCGATGCCGCTCGGTTCTTCTTCGGTACAAAGGTGCCGGAGGTCGAGATCTTCGACGGCCCGATGACGCTTACTACCTTCCTCGCTGACGACGATTTTGACGCCAACATGGACTCCGGCAGCTATGGCGACATCGTAATTCCCGAAGGCAGCCGCAACGCCACGCTGTCCCATTATGCCGGACGCATCCTGAAACGCTTCGGCAATACCGATGAGGCACATAAGCATTTTGCGGAAGTGGCTGCTTGCTGTCAGCCTCCTTTGGAGCAGTCGGAGCTCGACAGCATCTGGCGCAGCGCACAGCGGTTCTATGGGAAGGTCGCTGCACAGGAAGGATACATTCCTCCGGAGCAATACAATCAGGACCTTCAGCTCAAGCCCTCCGACTATTCCGACGTCGGACAGGCCACGGTGCTGGCACGAGAATATGAAAACAAGCTCCGCTATTCGCCCTCGACCGACTACCTTGTTTACAACGGTCGGTTCTGGGAGGAGTCCAAGCCCAAGGCACAGGCTGTGGCGCAGGAACTCACCAGCCGCCAGCTTGAGGAGGCCGAAACCGAAATCAAAAAGGCCACCGATGAGATGATGAAAAACGGCGCATGGGAGCTGCTGGCATCGATGGGTCCGAAGAAAGCTGCTATGGCTTTCAGCTCGGAACAGGCTCGTTCCTTCCAAAAGTATGAGAACGCCACGACCTACCGCAACTATGCCATCAAGCGCAGAGATTCCAAATACATCACCGCTGCCCTAAAGGAAGCACACCCGATGGTTGAGATTGACCAGCGGCAGCTTGACGCAGACGAATTTCTGCTCAACACCCCGTCAGCAACTTACGACCTTCGTATTGGCCTTCCTTCTGCTCATGAGCACACTCCTGCGGATTTCATTACCAAGCAGACCACGGTTGACCCGTCCGATGATGGTATGGATATCTGGCAGGACGCTTTGGAGACCTTCTTCTGCGGTGACAATGAGCTCATCGATTATGTTCAAGAGATCGCTGGTCTTTCCGCTATCGGGAAGGTCTGTGTCGAGGGATTGATCATTGCCTACGGAGAAGGTCGTAACGGAAAATCTACCTTCTGGAATACGCTCTCCCGTGTGCTGGGCACCTATAGCGGCAACATGTCCGCAGATACTCTGACCGTCGGATGCAAGCGGAATGTAAAGCCGGAGCTGGCTGAAGCCAAAGGTAAACGGATAATCATTGCCGCCGAGCTGGAGGAAGGCATGCGCCTGAACACATCCAACGTCAAACAGCTCTGCTCAACGGACGAGATCTATGCGGAGAAAAAGTACAAGGACCCGTTCAGTTTCGTACCGAGCCACACCCTTGTGCTTTACACGAACCATCTGCCGAAGGTCGGTGCAATTGATGCCGGGACATGGCGTAGGCTGATTGTCATTCCGTTTAACGCCAAGATTGAAGGCTCCTCTGACATCAAGAACTATGCCGATTACCTTTTCAACAAAGCTGGCGGTGCAATCCTGAAATGGATCATGACCGGTGCCAAGCGTGTGATCGAAAAGGATTATCACATCGTTAAACCGGCTGTGGTGGATGCTGCGATTCAGAAGTACAAGGACAATAACGACTGGCTCTCGCAGTTCCTCGATGAATGTTGTGAGGTCGGATCAGGCCTGATCGCTAAATCCGGCGAGGTCTACAACGCATACCGCAGCTATTGCATGCAGGTGGGCGACTATATCCGCAGCACAACTGATTTCTATACTGCGCTGGAATGCGCCGGTTTTGAAAGGAAGAGAAACAAATCTGCACGGCTGATCTTAGGCCTGCAGCTTAAATCGGATTTCCTTGATTGAACCAACGGTGACGGTCTTTGACAGGCTTTACAGAAACTATTCTTAGAGCACTAAAAAACAGGACCTAAGAAAAGTTACGGAAATACATGTCACAGGCCGTCACCACCCACTCTAATTCCTGATGGAGGAACATTATGCGAGAGAAAATCATAGAACAACACTTAGTCAAAGCCGTGAAAAACAGCGGCGGCATTGCACCGAAACTGGTGTGTCCCGGATTTGATGGGATGCCGGATCGACTGGTGCTGCTGCCCAGAGGCAAGATCGGATTCGTGGAGGTCAAGGCACCGGGTAAGGAACCGAGACCTTTGCAGGTAGCCAGACACGGATTACTGCGGCGGCTGGGCTTCAAGGTATATGTCCTTGATGACCCTGAGCAGATTGGAGGGATACTTGATGAAATACGAACCGCATGAGTACCAGAGGTACGCAATCAACTATATCGAAGACCATCCTTTCGCTGCCGTGCTGCTGGACATGGGCCTTGGCAAAACGAGCATCACGCTGACCGCTATTGCGGACCTACTGTTCGACAGCTTCGAGGTTCACAAGGTGCTGGTCATCGCTCCGCTTCGAGTAGCCCGTGATACTTGGAGCGCAGAGCTTCAAAAGTGGGACCAGCTCCACCACCTGACCTACTCGGTGGTGGTCGGAAGCGAGCCTGAGCGAAAAGCGGCCCTGACGAAGAAAGCCGATATCTACATCATCAACCGTGAGAACGTCCAGTGGCTCATTGAGAAAAGCAAGCTCCCGTTTGACTACGACATGATCGTAGTGGACGAGCTTTCTTCCTTCAAAAACCACCAGTCAAAACGCTTCAAAGCCCTGATGCAGGTACGGCCCAGAATCAAGCGTGTCGTTGGGCTCACCGGCACTCCGGCCAGCAACGGACTGATGGATCTGTGGGCAGAGTTCAAGGTCATCGACATGGGAAAACGCCTCGGTCGGTTCATTACCTATTATCGGCAGGAGTATTTCGTGCCAGACGCCATGAACGGCCAGATCGTTTACAGCTACCGTCCGAAACCCGGTGCCGAACAAGCCATATACCGGAAAATCTCGGATATCACCATTTCGATGAAATCCACGGACCACCTGAAGATGCCGGAACTCATATCCAGCGAATACAAGGTTTATCTCAGTCCCGACGAGCAGGACGCCTACGACGAGATGAAAAAACAGTTCATTCTGGACCTGCCCGATGGCGAAATATCTGCTGCCAATGCTGCAGCCCTCTCCGGCAAGCTCTCTCAGATGGCCAATGGTGCCATTTACGACGATGCCGGGAATACGGTCCCCATTCACGAGCAGAAGCTGGACGCTCTGGAGGACATCATCGAGTCGGCAAACAGTAAGCCTCTTCTGGTGGCCTATTGGTACCAGCATGATCTGGAGAGGATCATGAAACGGCTTCATGATCGGCATATCCCATTTTCCAAGCTGGACAAAGCCGACAGTATCCGTAGATGGAACAACGGCGAAATCCCGGTAGCCCTGATCCACCCAGCTTCTGCTGGACACGGCCTCAATCTCCAGACTGGCGGCAACACCATCGTCTGGTTCGGCCTCACATGGTCCTTGGAGCTCTATTCCCAGACCATAGCAAGGCTCTGGCGGCAAGGTCAGACTGCCGAAACTGTGGTCGTTCAGCATATCGTGACGGACGGCACTATTGATGAGCAGATTCTCCGGGCACTTAAGGCCAAAGACAAAACGCAGTCGGCTCTGATCGCTGCGGTCAAGGCAAATCTGAAAATCTAACGACAAAAATCGACAATCTTCGCCAATCCGAGTGAACACAAATTCGGAGGTGCGACTTTGAACCCATATGAAGATTTGGCAAACGCCATCATTCTGCAAGCGGTCAAGGATTACCGGCTGACCGACGACGAGCGGGAGCTTCAGGAAATCGAGCGTTTCTTCCGCTCCGGCTGGTTCGGTGTCCTGTCAAAAGTCGATCCGGAATTCCTCATTAAAGAGCTACGGAAGGAGAAGCGAAATGACCGCTAAAGAATACCTGTCACAGGCCCGGACGCTGGATATGCGGATTAAATCCAAGCTCCAGCAGATCGAGTCTTTAAATGAACTGGCCACATCCTGCACCGTCGTTTACAGCGATATGCCCAGAAACCCGAATCGTGGCGGCTCCAAAATAGAACGGGCCGTTTTGAAGATTATCGAGGTTGAGGAAAGCCTGAAACACGACGTCGAGGATCTGGTGGAGCTAAAAAAGGAAATCATGGCCACAATACAGGCCGTTTCGGATGTTGAACTGCAAACCCTGCTGGAGAAGCGGTATCTGTGCTTCCTCTCGTGGGAGAAGATTGCGGTTGAGATGCATTACAGCATCCAGCACATTTACCGGATGCACGATACGGCACTTTCCTGTGTGGCCGCCATCATGAGAGTAAATGAGAGAGATTGAGAGTCGCCTCTTATGATAGTATTATGATGGACAAAGTAAAACATACGGAAGCCTTGTGGGAGCCCCTCTCCCGCAGGGCTTTTGTTATGCAGCGAAACGGAGGTAATCAATGGGATACAGAAAAGTCAGTGCTTTGGAACAGTGCTGGTACATCATCAAATACAAGCTCCGTGAGCTCTTCAGGAAACGGAGGTGATTATGTGCCAAGGAGTCCAAAGAAGCCCTGCGCTTACCCCGGCTGTCCAAGGCTCACCGACAGACGCTTCTGTCCGGAGCACGAGAAGCTGGACCGGGACCGTTACAACAAGTACGAGCGTATCCCGGATGTCAACCGCAAATACGGCAGGGCTTGGAAGCGTATCCGTGACAGGTATGCAGCGGCCCACCCTTTGTGTGAGCAGTGCCTCAAGGAAGGTCGGTTAACACCGGTCGAAGAAGTTCATCATATTCTTCCAATTTCCCAAGGCGGTACCCACGATGCCAGCAACCTGATGAGCCTGTGCCAGTCGTGCCACACGAGGATCCATCACGAGCTCGGTGATCGGTGACCGTGGGGCGGGTCAAATCTCTACGACCTTTCTACCCGGACAGCGGCGTGGGGTCACGAGCGCAAAAATCAGAAATCAAACGGGGTATTAACCCCCAGCCCGGAAAGCGAGGTGAAATGTGTGGCAAAAGACGGAACTATGAGAGGCGGTCAGCGTGTCGGTGCCGGGAGAAAGTCCAAGGCTCTGACCGATAAAATCGCTGACGGCAGGTTGAACGGTGCGATGGTGCTCCCGGAACCGGCAGAAATCGAAGGAGCGGATGTTCCTCCAGTCAAAGAATACTTGAAAGCCGCTCAGAAGAACGGTAAAGACCTGTGTGCCGAAGAGGTATACCGGGATACTTGGAACTGGCTCAAGGCTCGTGGCTGTGAAATGTTAGTAAACAACCAGCTGATTGAGCAGTACGCCATGTCAGTCTCCCGATGGATTCAGTGCGAGGAAGCAATCTCCGAGTTCGGCTTTCTGGCCAAGCATCCCACCACCGGCAATGCCATTGCTTCACCGTATGTTGCAATGAGCCAGACCTACATGAAGCAGGTCAATCAGGTCTGGTATCAGATTTACCAGATCGTGAAAGAAAACTGTGCCGTGGAGTACGGCGGCAGAAATCCACAAGACGATTTGATGGAGCGGCTGCTCACCGCTCGGAAAGGAAACTGATATGTTTGAAAAAGTAAACCCGGCGCATCCCGACAAGGTGGCCGACCGTATTGCCGGTGCTCTTGTCAACCTTGCGTATCAAAAAGAGAATAATCCGAAGATCGCCGTCGAGGTCCTGATTGGCCACGGCATCTGCCATATTATCAACGAAACCTCGGTAGCCCTCTCTCCTGATGAGGTAAAGGCTGCTGTTTCCCGTATCGCCGGAAACCTGCTGGTGGACTACCGTGAGGTTTCGCAGGATGAGCATCTGGCCGACAACCAGATCGACGGCATCCACTGCGGCGACAACGGCATCTTCAAAGGTGTCCCGGTGACTGACGAGCAGAAAAAGCTCACCGCCATCGCCAAGCAGCTCTATGACACCTATGGCAGCGACGGTAAATACATTCTGGACGGCGACCGTCTGATCCTCTGCCAGAGCAACGCCAAGACGGACAATCTGCGTGAAGTCTTCCCGGATGCTGAGATCAACCCTCTCGGTTACTGGACCGGCGGCACGAATGTCGACTCCGGTGCCACTAACCGGAAGCTCGGCTCCGATATGGGAGACTCCGTGACCGGCGGTGGTCTGCACGGCAAGGACCTCTCCAAAGCCGACGTCAGCATCAACATTTACGCATGGCTCAAGGCGCAGGAAACCGGCACGCCGGTCGAGCTTGTCTGTGCCATCGGTGACGATGCTGTGGACGGTATTCCATACGAGAGAATCGTAGAAACAGCGAGGACCTTCATCGACCGCATCGGCGGTTTCGAGAGGTTCGCTGAGTGGGGTCTTATATGCTGATTGAGAAAAAGAAAACGGTAGAGATGCTTCCTGCCGAATACAACCCTCGCAAGGACCTGAAGCCCGGTGACGAGGAATACGAAAAACTGAAACGCTCCATCGAGGAGTTCGGTTATGTCGAACCGGTCATCTGGAATAAGACGACCGGTCGTGTTGTCGGTGGGCACCAGAGGCTCAAGGTTCTCATCGACCTTGGCATCACAGAGGTTGACTGTGTGGTCGTTGAAATGGACGACGCCAAGGAAAAAGCGCTCAACATCGCCCTGAACAAGATCAGCGGCGATTGGGATAAGGACAAGCTGACCCTGCTGATCGCTGACCTGCAGGGTGAGGACTTTGATGTTTCCCTCACCGGTTTTGACCCTGCCGAGATCGACGACCTTTTCAAGGACAGCCTGAAGGACAGCATGCATGACGATGATTTCGATGTGGATGAGGAGCTGAAAAAACCCTCCTTTACCAAGGCTGGCGACGTCTGGACGCTCGGTCGGCACCGTCTGGTCTGCGGAGATTCCACAAAGAAGGAAACCTACGACACTCTGATGGGCGACATCAAGGCCAACCTCGTGATCACGGACCCGCCTTACAATGTGAACTATGAAGGCTCTGCCGGGAAGATCAAGAACGACAACATGGCAAATGACGCCTTCTATCAGTTCCTGCTCGACGCCTTCACCAATATGGAAGCCGTCATGACCGGCGATGCTTCCATCTATGTGTTTCATGCGGACACCGAAGGGCTGAACTTCCGCAGGGCTTTTGCTGATGCAGGTTTCTACCTCTCCGGCTGCTGCATCTGGAAAAAGCAGTCGCTGGTGCTCGGACGCTCTCCGTACCAGTGGCAGCATGAGCCGGTGCTCTATGGCTGGAAGAAAAACGGCAAGCACCAGTGGTACACGGGCCGTAAGGAAACCACCATCTGGGAGTTTGACAAGCCCAAGAAGAACGGCGATCACCCGACCATGAAGCCGATTGCGCTTTTGGCATATCCGATCATGAACTCCTCCATGAGCAACGCTGTGGTTCTGGACCCCTTCGGCGGTTCCGGCAGCACACTGATTGCCTGTGAGCAGTCGGATCGCATCTGCTATACCGTGGAGCTGGACGAGAAGTTCTGCGACGTCATCGTGAAGCGATACATCGAACAGGTCGGCTCCTCGGATGGTGTGACGGTGCAGCGTGACGGCGTGACTTTCCGCTTCGACGAAGTAGCTAATGTAGACAATTGAGGCTCCTGTTTTTCTACGATAATCGGTACATATATTTCGCTGAAATGACTTGCTATTCTGTGGCTTCAGAGTGATATATACAGTACCAAAAAAACAAGGAGGTAATCCCATGAAAGAACTACACTACAACGTCACCGGGCAAGACCGCAAAGAACTGGTCGGCATCATCTCCAAGGTGGTCGGCATGAAGGCCGTCTACAAATTCATGCCCACCTGCGCCTTCATCATCAACAACATCACCGTTGAGAAAGACGGCACGATGGTCTGGGACGAGCGCACGGATCAGGACACCATTGAGGCGGTCATCATCGCCCTTGCCGCAGCCGGATTCAACCCGGTCAAAGACAAGGCCGAAACCGAAGAGACAGGCCTTACGATTGAGATCCCGCTCGAAAAGGTCTCGGTCGGAAACCTCACCAAGCTACTGGACGCAAAAGGCGAGCTGATCAAAAAGGCCCTCGGCGTCGAGGACATCCGCATTGAGCTCAAGGAAGATTGCATCGCCTTCCCGTGGTTTAAAGAGCTGCCCTCTCCCGAAGAGATCAAAGCCTACTCGCACTTCATCGCAGCCTTGTGTGAGATGGCACTAAACCAGAAGCGCATCACCGCTAAGGAAAAGCCGGTCGACAACGACAAGTACGCATTCCGCTGCTTCCTTTTGAGGCTGGGCTTCATCGGTGAGGACTACAAGGCCGAGCGCAAAATCCTGCTCCGCAACCTCTCCGGCTCCTCGGCCTTCAAGAGCGGCACAAAGAAAACAGAGGTGGAATCATGCGAGTGATTTCAAAAGCGGCCCTTGAGGGCTTACGACGCCGGTACAAGCCCGGTACACGGGTGGAGCTCCTGCAAATGGACGATGTTCAGGCTCCTCCCATCGGGACGAAAGGAACAGTCCTCGGCGTGGATGACGTCGGTTCCATCATGGTCGCATGGGACAACGGCTCCGGCCTGTCGGTCGCATACGGTGCAGACCTTTGCAGGGTGGTGAGCGACGATGAATGAGACGATCAAAAAACAGATCCTCGCCATCCGGGATACCGGCCTGACGAATATGTTTGATACAAACATGGTGCAGCGGCTGGCCTACGAGCGAGACTTCTATGAGCTGGTGATTTTCATCGAGGAGCACCGCAAGGAATATGTGCATTTCATCCTCTACGGAGAGGCATAAAGCACACAATTCCGAGCCCGAATATTTGTGTAGAATACTTCGGTTTATATCGCAGAAATGACTTGCTATTTCAGGCGTTTAGAGTGATATATACACTACCGAAAGGAAATACACATAAACGGAGGAAACCACGATGCGTTACATCGACCACGCCAACTGCAAGGCAGCCTTTGAAAAGGGCGAAGACCACGAGATCCAGAGCCTTGGGAAACTCACCCGCACGGCCACCAAGATTGCCGAAGCAAACGGTCTTGGAGTTCTGAAGAACCGTCAGGGCTACTACAGGATCATCAAGAAGAGCGGCCTCGGAGCCTACGAAGACGTCCTTTCAACCCTCGCAGAGGTTGACGCCTTCTTCAAGAACCTCGACAGCCACAAGGCCACGAAGTATTAAGGAGGGACCGACAATGACGATCAACAATGCGATGAGAAAGTTCCGGCTGCCAAACCCAACCACCCCGGAGGACCTCGAAACCAGATGGAGCAAGGTGCTCACCTTTGGAGACAAGGTCATCATGGCGGGAGGCTTCTACAACGGCCCCGGCAAGCCCTGCTACTTCGGCGCAACCTACGAGTTCCTTGATGACGACCACAGCTGCGAAGGCACCATCGGCCTGAGAGCAGTTAGCGAAGTTGAGTTCGAGGATGACGGTCACGCCATCGCTTGGGCCATGCAACAGTAATCCCCGGTAAAGTAAATACCCTTGGGACATGAGCCGCTCGGCTCTGTTCCTCGTTATGACGGTCGCTTCAGGCGGCTATTTTCTATGCCTTTTTGGAGGTGATAACACTTGAGGCGAATGAAGAAATACAGACCGACGAAGTTTAAAGCAAAGGACTCCGTCTACGATAAGGCACGGGCCGACTACGCTGTCTCGTTCATCGAGTGCCTCTGTCACACCAAAGGTACATGGGCTGGAAAGCCCTTCACGCTAATCGACTGGCAGGAACAGATCATCCGGGATATCTTCGGAATCATCAAGCCCAACGGATATCGGCAGTTCAACACCGCCTACATTGAGATACCCAAGAAGATGGGCAAATCGGAGCTTGCGGCTGCGGTTGCACTCCTGCTCACATGCGGCGACGGTGAGGAACGTGCGGAGGTCTACGGCTGCGCTGCGGACAGGCAACAAGCCTCGATTGTTTTTGAGGTCGCAGCCGACATGGTCCGGATGTGTACGGCCCTCAATCGCAGAATCAAAATCCTGACCGCTACAAAGCGGATTGTGTACCTGCCGACAAACAGCTTTTATCAGGTTCTGTCGGCAGAGGCCTACTCGAAGCATGGCTTCAACATTCACGGCGTGGTGTTCGATGAGCTGCACACCCAACCCAACCGGAAACTCTTTGATGTTATGACCAAGGGCTCCGGTGATGCTCGTATGCAGCCGCTTTACTTCCTTATAACCACAGCGGGTACGGACACCAAATCTATCTGCTACGAAACGCACCAGAAAGCGAAGGACATCATCGAAGGCCGCAAGATTGACCCCACATTCTATCCGGTTATCTACGGGGCCGATGAGGACGACGACTGGACGGACCCGAAGGTCTGGAAGAAAGCGAATCCCTCGCTCGGTATCACGGTCGGCATCGACAAGGTTCGAGCGGCTTGTGAGTCGGCAAAGCAGAACCCTGCCGAGGAGAACTCCTTTCGGCAGCTCCGGCTTAACCAGTGGGTCAAGCAAGCTGTGCGATGGATGCCGATGGAGAAATGGGATCGCTGTGCTTTTGCCACCAGCGAAGACGATCTCGAAGGCCGAGTCTGCTACGGCGGTCTGGACCTCTCGTCCACCACGGATATTACAGCCTTCGTGCTGGTCTTTCCTCCGCTGGACGAAGACGACAAGTTTGTGATCCTGCCGTACTTCTGGATACCAGAAGAAAACATGGGCCAGAGGGTCAACCGGGATCACGTCCCTTACGATGTGTGGGAACGACAAGGTTTCCTGCAAACCACCGAGGGCAACGTGGTCCATTATGGATATATCGAAAAGTTCATCGAACGGCTTGGCGAACGGTTCAACATCCGTGAGATCGCCTTCGACCGCTGGGGAGCCGTGCAGATGGTCCAGAACCTTGAGGGTATGGGCTTCACGGTCGTCCCCTTCGGACAGGGCTTTAAGGATATGAGCCCTCCGACCAAAGAGCTGATGAAGCTGGTCTTGGAAGAGCGCATCGCCCACGGCGGACATCCGGTGCTTCGCTGGATGATGGACAATATTTATGTGCGGACTGATCCCGCCGGTAACATCAAGCCGGACAAGGAAAAGTCTACAGAGAAAATCGACGGTGCCGTGGCAACTGTCATGGCCTTGGACCGTGCCATCCGGTGCGGCAACGATACGACCGAGAGCGTCTATGACACTCGTGGTCTTTTATTTTTATGAAAGGACGGTGATGTGATATGGGTATTTTCAGTGGACTATTCAAATCCAGAGACAAGCCCACCGACAGCACAGTCGGCTCTCGCTACACCTTTTACATGGGTGGCAGCACCTCCGGAAAAACGGTAACAGAACGCAGTGCCATGCAGATGACTGCGGTTTACTCCTGCGTCCGTATTCTGGCCGAAGCTATCGCAGGGCTCCCGCTTCATGTTTACCGATACAACAGCGACGGCGGCAAGGCAATGGCGCTCGACCATCCGCTCTACCGCTTGCTCCACGATGAGCCGAACCCGGAAATGAGTTCCTTCGTATTCCGGGAAACGCTCATGACGCACCTGCTCCTCTGGGGCAACGCTTACGCGCAAATCATCCGCAACGGTAAAAATGAAATCGTTGCTTTGTATCCGCTTATGCCCAACAAGATGTCGGTGGACAGAGATGAAAGTGGGCATTTGTATTACACCTATTATCGTGGCTCAGATGAAGCCATCAAAAACAAGGAGTTCGCCGTAACGCTGCAGCCATCGGATGTGCTGCACATTCCCGGCTTGGGTTTTGACGGTCTGGTCGGTTACAGTCCCATCGCTATGGCGAAGAACGCCATCGGCATGGCTATCGCCTGCGAGGAGTACGGCGCAAAATTCTTCGCCAATGGTGCCGCTCCGGGCGGTGTGCTGGAACACCCCGGCACGATCAAAGATCCGCAGCGTGTGCGGGAGAGCTGGCAGTCCACCTTCGGCGGCAGCGGCAATGCAAACAAAATTGCCGTATTGGAAGAAGGCATGAAGTACACGCCCATCGGTATCTCGCCGGAGCAGGCGCAGTTCCTCGAAACACGCAAATTCCAAATCAATGAGATTGCTCGAATTTTCCGAGTCCCGCCCCACATGGTCGGCGACCTGGAAAAGTCGAGCTTTTCTAATATTGAGCAGCAGTCCTTGGAGTTCGTGAAGTACACCCTTGACCCTTGGGTCATCCGCTGGGAGCAGTCCATTCAGCGGTCACTCCTTTCGCGGGACGAAAAAGCCGTGTATTTCGTGAAGTTCAATTTGGAAGGCTTGCTTCGCGGCGATTACCAAAGCCGCATGAACGGGTACGCCATCGGCCGCCAGAACGGCTGGATGTCCGCAAACGACATCCGGGAGCTGGAAAACCTCGACCGCATCCCGGCAGAGGACGGCGGCGACTTGTACCTCATTAACGGCAATATGCTCCCACTGAAGAATGCGGGTGCTTTTGCAGATACACCTACCGATGACGGAAAGGAGGAAAAAACCGATGAAGAAATTTTGGAATTGGAAGAGCCGAACGGTGACGAACTCGGAGACGCAGGAGCAGACACAGGAAAGAACCCTGTTCCTGAACGGGACCATCGCCGAGGAAAGCTGGTTTGACGATGATGTCACCCCGCAGCTTTTCAAGAACGAGCTCATGTCCGGCAGCGGAAACATTACCGTGTGGATCAACAGCCCCGGTGGCGACTGCGTGGCGGCGGCTCAAATCTACAATATGCTCATGGACTACAAGGGTGATGTGACCGTGAAAATTGACGGTATTGCCGCATCCGCAGCGTCCGTCATCGCTATGGCAGGCACGAAGGTGCTGGTATCTCCCGTGTCCATGCTCATGATCCACAACCCCATGACGGCGGCATTCGGCAATTCGGACGAGATGCAGAAAGCCATTGAAATGCTCGGCAGCGTGAAGGATTCCATCATCAACGCCTATGAGATCAAGACGGGGCTTTCCCGTGCCAAGCTCTCGCACCTCATGGATGCTGAAACTTGGATGGACGCAAACAAGGCTGTGGAACTCGGCTTTGCGGACGAAATCATGCAGAGAAACTCGGAATCCGAAGAGGTACCCACGCCTGCCGTTTCCATGCTGTATTCCAAGGCGAATGTGGTGAACTCTCTCATGGAGAAGATCGCCGCAAAGTGCGCCATTGAACCCAAACCCGCCGTGCCGGAGCGCACGGGACGCTCTGTAGATGAACTCAGAGCCAAGCTGAACACCATCAAAAACTACATTTAATATGGAGGTATTTCAATATGACTATCGTTGAACTGCGCGAAAAGCGCGCCAAGCTTTGGGACACGATGGAGGGCTTCCTCGACACCCACCGCGACCGAAAAGGCGTTCTGTCCGCCGAGGACGATGCCGTTTATGCCAATATGGAGAAGGAGCTGAACGATCTCACCAATGAGGTCAGACGTATGGAACGCCGCGATGCCATTGCCGCAGAGCTTGCAAAGCCCGTATCCTCTCCCATCACCGAGCAGCCCCAGAAAGCGACCGGCGAAACCAAGACCGGCAGAGCGTCTAACGCCTACCGCGAGGATTTCGGTCTGCATCTGCGCGGCAAACGTATGCTCCACAATGTGCTCTCCGAGGGCGTGGACGCCAACGGCGGCTATCTCGTCCCCACGGAGTTTGAGAAGTTCATCGTGGACACGCTCAAGGAGGAAAATGTGATGCGCCGTCTGTGCAAGGTCATCACTACCGATAACGAGCGTAAGATCCCCGTTGCAGCGACCCATTCCACCGCTGCGTGGACTGCTGAAAATGCTGCCTACACCGAGAGCAATCCCACCTTCGCACAGAAGACCATTGATGCCTACAAGCTGACCGACCTTGTGAAGGTAAGCATTGAGCTTCTGGATGACAGTGCTTTCGATCTGGAGGAGTACATCGCCCGTGAGTTTGCCTATGCCTTCGGCGCTGCCGAGGAGCAGGCTTTCTGCGTTGGCACCGGCACGGGTCAGCCCACCGGTCTGTTCACTGCAAACGGCGGCACGGTCGGTGTTACCGCAGCCAGTGCGACCACTGTTACCACCGATGAGGTGATTTCCCTAATCTATGCACTGAAAGCACCTTACCGCAAGAATGCCAAGTTCCTGATGAACGATGCTACTGTTTCCGCACTTCGTAAGCTGAAGGATTCCAACGGTCAGTATCTGTGGCAGCCCTCCCTGCAGGCGGGTCAGCCGGACAGACTGCTCGGTTACGAGATTTACACCAGCCCGTATGCTCCCACGCTGGCGGCTGGTGCGCTCTCCATTGCCTTCGGTGATTTCCAGAGCTACTGGATCGCAGACCGCACCGGCAGAACCGTTCAGCGTCTGAACGAGCTGTATTCCACCAACGGTCAGGTCGGCTTTGTTGCCACCGAGCGTGTGGACGGCAAGATCATCCTGCCGGAGGGTATCCAGCTTCTGAAGATGAAAGCGTCTTGATGAAAGGAGGCGGCGGTGATGGACGAGCTTCTTTCCAAAGTAAAAGCCAACCTTATCCTGGAACACACGGCGGATGACACCTTGCTGAAAAGCTACATCACCGCCGCTGTTTCTTATGCCGAAAGCTACCAGCACATCCCGGAGGGCTACTACAAAGAGAACCCCATGCCGCCCACCACGGAGCAAGCCGTCATCATGCTGTCGTCCCACTTCTATGAAAGCCGGGACGGCAGCACGGGCGGCTTCTTTGCGGATAACACTGGAGCGGCGCAGCAGGTGTGGAACACGGTCAATCTGCTGCTCCGCTTGGATAGGCGGTGGCAGATATGAGTTTTGGAAAGATGAACGGCTTCGCCGACATTGTGGAAACCCGCCAAGTCAAAGACAGCGAGGGTTTCACCTATTCCGAGGATGAAGTCCTCGCTTCCGTCCGTGTGTACCGGGAAGGTCGGCATGGCAGTCAGCGTTGGGCGAACCTCGCTGCATTCAGCGAAGCGACCGACCTGTTCCGCTTTCGGTGTATTCCGGGGCTGACGGTCACTACCGATCATTTTCTCATTTGTGACGGAGAGCGATTTAATATCATCTCTGTTGAAAATGTGAAAGGTCGTGGGATGTACATCGAGGTGCTGGCGAAAAAGGAGGTGCCGACCGTTGGCTAAATGTGAAATGAAAATGCCGGAGGATTTCCTGCTGAAGATCTCCAAGCTCGGCAGCAACTTTGACGGTGTGGCAGATACCGTCCTGCAGGCCGGTGGCGAGGTGGTGCTGAAGAAGGTCAAAAGCAATCTTTCCTCCGTTATCGGCAGAGGGACAAAGTTCAAATCCCGCACCACGGGCGAACTGGAAGGCGCACTCGGCCTTTCTCCCTCCAAGCTGAACCGGGACGGTAACCACGACATCAAGGTCGGTTTTGCCGAACCTCGCTCGGACGGCGGCAGCAACGCCAAACTTGCCAACATTCTCGAATACGGCAAGCACGGTCAGCCTGCAAAACCGTTTCTGAAACCTGCGAAAACGGCGTCCCGGCAGGAATGCATCGATGCCATGACCAAGGCACTGGATGAGGAGGTGGAAAAGCTGTGAGCCTGCTATCCGATTTACAAACCATCGCCGAGCATTGCGGTGTTCCAGTGGAAACGGGTGTGTTCTCCGGCAAAGCACCGGACACCTATCTGGTCATCACGCCGCTGTCGGACAACTTCGAGCTTCACGCCGACAACGCCCCAGGCTGCGAAACGCAGGAGGCACGGCTGTCTCTCTTCACAAAGGGCAGCTACACCAAAGTAAAAAACGCTATCGTCCGCACCCTTCTTGGTGCGGATTTCTATATTACCGACCGCCGGTACATCGGCTTTGAGACCGAAACCGGCTATCATCACTACGCCATTGATGTGGCGCAAATCTACGAACTGGAGGAATAAGTTATGGCAACGATCGGTCTTGACAGACTGTATTACACAAAAATCACCGAGAACGATGCCGGTGAGGAAACCTACGGTACGCCGTCCCAGCTTGCCAAAGCCATCTCCGCTGACCTTTCGGTGGAACTGGCAGAGGCGACGCTATACGCCGACGACGGTGCTTCGGAGATCGTGAAGGAATTCAAATCCGGCACACTCTCCCTTGGCATTGACGATATCGGCTCTGCGGCGGCATCCGACCTCACGGGTGCGACTATTGACAAGAACAAGGTGCTGATTTCCGCATCCGAGGACGGCGGCGACCCTGTGGCGGTGGGCTTCCGCGCCAAGAAATCCAACGGCAAGTACAAGTATTACTGGCTGTACCGTGTGAAATTCGGTATTCCGGCGACGAACCTTGCCACCAAGGGCGACAGCATTACCTTTTCTACGCCGACCATTGAGGGCACTATTCTGCGCCGCAACAAGGCAGACGCAGGCGGCAAACATCCGTGGAAAGCGGAGGCTTTGGAGGGCGATACACCCGCTGCAACCATTACGGGCTGGTATAAGGAAGTCTATGAGCCGACCTATACCACGACACCCGAAAAACAGGGTTAACGGAGGTAACGCACAATGGATAACGAGAGAACTGCAGTCATCACCATCGGTGACGAGGAATACACACTCCTGCTTACCACCAAGGCTACCAAGGAAATCGCCGGTCGCTATGGCGGGCTGGAAAACCTCGGCGAGAAGCTAATGAAGTCCGAGAACTTTGAAATGGCCATCGGAGAGATCGTGTGGCTCATCACGCTTCTGGCGAATCAGAGTATTCTTGTCCACAACCTCAAGGACAAGGAGCATCCCAAGGAACTGCTCTCCGAGGATGTGGTGGAGCTTTTGACTACGCCCCTTGACCTCGCCGGATACAAAACCGCCATTACGGAGGCGCTCTACAAGGGTACCAAGCGGAATGTGGAAAGCGAGAAAGACTCAAAAAACGCGCAAGTCGGGTAACGGTCTCCGATGCAGAGCTGTTTACCCGGCTTCTTTATTACGGTCTTGCCCACCTTCATCTCAGCCAGGATGAGGTGTGGCTGATGCCGTTTGGTCTGCTGCTGGATCTGTGGGAGTGCCACAAACAGTATAACGGGCAGGCTGTTCCTGCTCACGAACACTACATTGACGATATTATCCCGGACGGCATTTAAGGAGGTGACGGCGAATGGCAGATAGTTTCGGACTGAAGATCGGTCTTGAGGGCGAAAAGGAGTTCAAAAAAGCGCTGGCGGACATCAACCAGTCCTTCAAGGTACTCGGCTCCGAAATGAAGCTCGCCACCTCTCAGTTCGATAAAAACGATAAATCCGTGGAGGCACTCGCCGCACGGAATAAGGTGCTGCGAAAAGAGATCGATGAACAGACAACAAAAATCGACACCCTTCGCAAGGCTCTGCAGAATGCCGCCACCTCTTTCGGAGAGAACGACCGCCGCACCCAGAACTGGCAGATCCAGCTCAACAATGCCGAAGCCGCCCTCAACGACATGAATCGGGAACTGGACGAAAATGAGAAGGCCATCAAGGATGGTGGCAAGGCTGCGGAGAAATCCGGCAGTAAGTTTGAAGGCTTCGGCAAGGTTCTCAAAACCATAGGTGTGGCGCTCGGTGCAGTTGCCGTCGCCGCTGGTGCCGCCGCCGTAAAGCTCGGCAAAGAAGTCATCGCCGCCTATGCGGACTACGAGCAGTTGGTTGGCGGTGTTGACACTCTGTTCAAGGACTCCTCGCAGGAGATCCAGCGGTACGCCGCCAACGCATACAAAACGGCCGGTCTTTCCGCCAACGAGTACATGGAGACGGTCACGGGCTTTTCTGCAAGCCTGATCCAGTCTCTCGGCGGTGATACCGAGAAAGCCGCCAAGTATGCGGATATGGCAATCACGGATATGTCCGATAACGCCAACAAGATGGGCACGGATATGTCCTCCATTCAGAATGCCTACCAGGGTTTCGCCAAGCAGAACTACACGATGCTCGACAACCTCAAGCTGGGCTACGGCGGCACGAAGCAGGAAATGGAGCGACTGCTTGCCGATGCGGAGAAGATATCCGGCGTCAAGTACGACATCTCCTCCTATGCAGATGTGGTGGAAGCCATCCATGTCATGCAGGAGAGCATGGACATTGCGGGTACGACTGCCAAGGAAGCCGAAGCCACCATTTCCGGTTCTGTCAATGCACTGAAATCCGCCGTGTCGAACCTCATTGTAGGCTTTGGTGATGCGGACGCTGACATGGAGCTGCTGTGCAACAACATGGTGGATGCCTTCAAGACCGTGGTGGCGAACATCACCCCGGTTATTGAGAACATCGTGGCGGCTCTGCCCACGGCACTGGATGCTCTGCTGACGGCTGTGGGTGAACTGCTGCCCACACTGCTGGAAGCAGTCACCGAGCTGTTCTCGCAGGTGCTGGAAACGCTGCTTTCTTTGCTTCCGCAGCTTATCCCGGCGGCGGTGTCCGCGCTCATGACCATCGTGAATACGCTGATTGAGAATCTGCCACTGCTTATTGAGGCTGCGGTTCAGCTGGTGTCTACACTTGTGACAGGCATTGCGGATGCACTGCCCACGCTCATCCCGGCAGCGGTGCAGGCAATCGTCACCATCGTGCAAGGACTGGTGAACAGCCTGCCGATGCTCCTTGACGCAGCCTTACAGCTTATTACCGGGCTGGCGCAAGGCCTTTTGGATGCACTGCCCGTGCTGATTGCAGCTCTGCCGGAGATCATCAACGGTATCATTACCTTCTTACTGGACTCCATCCCGCAGATTATCGAAACAGGCATTCAGCTTCTGACCTCGCTTGTTGCTGCATTGCCGGAGATCATCACGGCAATCGTGGAAGCCATTCCGAAAATCATCGACGGCATTATTACCGCCGTGCTTAACGCCATTCCACAAATCATCCAAGCGGGCATCGACCTGCTGATCTCGCTGATACAGGCTTTGCCGCAAATCATTACGACCATCGTACAGGCGATTCCGCAAATCATCTCCGGCATTGTCAATGCACTGGTCGGAAACATTGACAAGATCATCATGGCAGGCGTTCAGTTGTTCGTTGCGCTGATTGAAAATCTGCCCACCATCATCGTGGAGATTGTCAAGGCGGTGCCGCAGATTATCGCGGGCATCGTGAAAGCCTTCGGCTCTCTGATGTATAAGATCGTAGAAATCGGCGGCAACATCGTCAAGGGACTGTGGAGCGGTATTACCCAGCTTGCCTCGTGGCTGTGGGATAAGGTGTCCGGGTGGATCTCCTCCATCTGGGACGGCATCTGCGATTTCTTCGGTATCCATTCGCCCTCGAAAGAGATGGCGTGGGTCGGTGAAATGCTGGTCAAGGGTCTGGCTGGCTCCATTGACGACAACGGCGATGAAGCGGTCAAAGCCGCCGAAGGTATGGCCGAGGACATCAACGGCGTCATGGGTGACCTTGCCCACGATATGCAGACGGCTCTGCCCACCGACTTTGACGTGAACGGCTCGATTCGCTCCGCCGTGGACGGCGTGGTCGGCAAGGCGGCGTCTGCTTTCACCATCGCTCTGAACATCGCCACCTTCAACAATTACAGCAGCGAGGACATCCGTCAGCTCACCAATGAAGTCATGGAAACGGCGAACCAGTTTGCCCAGCGGAAAGGAGTGGTATTCGCATGACCTATTTTACCTACAACGGCCGCAGTTCCGCTGATTTCGGTCTGCATATCGAGAAGAAGGACGTGTTCTCCGCACCGGAGTACGATGCGGAGTTCATCTCCATTCCCGGCAGAAGCGGTGACATCATCAATCCGAACCGCCGATTTTCCAACATCAAAGTGACCTACACGGTGTTTCTCGCCCGGAAGAATACCGCCGCCCTTGCCGATGTTCTACGGAACATCAAAGGCTGGTTGTACTCCGAGCCGGACAGATACCACGAAATCACCGACTCCTACGATGCGGAGTATTTCCGCTACGGCGTCATCTCCGGCAATCTGGACATTGAAGAGCAGCTGAACAAGGTCGGCAGCTTTACCGTGACCTTCAACTGCAAGCCCTTCAAATACAGTTTTGCGGGACAGGAAACGGTGTCGGCTGACGCCTCCGAACTGACGATTACCAATCCGACGGCGTTTGAGAGCCGACCGTACATCAAGCTCTATGGCAGCGGTACGGTGGCGCTGCTGATACAACCCCAAGGACGGGGCATGATGATTTCCGACTTGGACGAGTACATCGAGATAGACAGTGAGCTGATGAATTGCTTCAAAGGCACGGTCCTCAAAAATGACACCGTCAAAGGTGCGGAATTCCCGGTTTTCAAGCCGGGTGTTTGCACCATCAACTGTACCGGCGATGTGTCAAGGATTGAGGTCATTCCAAGGTGGTGCTGTCTGTAAGGTCGTTCCTGATTGTAAGCGGTAGAAAAACTCAAAAAGACATGGGGTCTAATGCTTTTAAAAAGAACGAAAAAACGGAATTTACCTCTATTCAAACATACAAACTGTTGACAATAAAGCTCCTATATAGTATAATTTGATAAACTACTATATAGGAGCATTTGCATGAAAACAAATGGCGGATTTCTTGTCACCAAAATAAAACAACTTGGAGACCGGATTTTTGAGAAGATTCTCAGCGAAAAGAATATTGATGCGTTCAATGGAGCCCAGGGGCGTATTCTTTATGTGCTGTGGCAGGAGGATGGTATCTCAATCAGATCACTCTCGACTAAATGCGGATTAGCGATAACATCTCTTACGACGATGCTGGAAAGAATGGAAAATCAAGGGCTGATAAGCCGTGTTCAGTCTGAAACGGACAAAAGGAAAACACTCCTGTTTCTGACTGAGAAAGCACATGCCTTAAAGGGCGAGTACGATTCTGTATCTGATGAGATGGGCAGCATTTACTACAAGGGTTTTTCAGAGGAAGAAATTACCCGGTTTGAGGAATGCCTCGACCGCATCAGAAAGAATCTTGAGGAGTGGCAGAAGTCATGAGTATTTGTATCAAAGATCAGATTCAGAACATGAATATCGTCATTGGCTGCACAGTGGGGTGTACATATTGCTATGCCCGCAACAACGTGAAACGCTGGCATATGATTGATGACTTCGCTGACCCTGAATTCTTTCCGGGTAAGCTCAAGATGATGGAAAAGAAACGTCCGCAGAACTTTCTTCTTACCGGGATGAGCGATCTCTCCGGATGGAAGCCGGAATGGAGAGACGAGGTATTTGCAAAGATCCGTGAAAATCCACAGCATCAGTTCCTGTTCCTTACCAAGCGACCTGATTTGCTGGATTTTGATACCGATCTGGAAAACGCATGGTTTGGCGTTACGGTGACGAGGAAAGCAGAACTGTGGCGTATCGACGCCCTTCGGAAAAACGTCAGAGCAAAACATTACCATGTTACCTTTGAGCCGTTATTCGACGATCCCGGTACAGTTGACCTTTCCGGAATCAACTGGATCGTTGTCGGCACCATGACCGGGGCTCAGAGCAGGAAGATTCATACGGAGCCGGAATGGGCATGGTCTCTGACAATCCAGGCACATACGCTCGGCATTCCGGTGTTTATGAAAGAAGACCTTGTCTCTATCATAGGGGATGAAAATATGATTCAGGAAATGCCGGAAGAATTTAATAAAGTGTTAGAGGTACAGAAATCATGGAAGAAGTAATGAATGGAATCCTCATTCGTGAGGTGGAAACAAAGAACATCATGACTAAGTCTAGTCTGCCGGTAGGCGGTTACTCGGTCAATCCCTATGTGGGCTGTACACATGCCTGCAAGTATTGCTATGCTTCTTTTATGAAGCGCTTTACCGGGCACAAGGAGGAATGGGGCACTTTCCTTGATGTGAAGCATTGGCCGGAAATTAAAAATCCGAAGAAATATGCCGGACAGCGGGTGGTCATCGGTTCTGTGACAGATGGCTACAATCCACAGGAGGAGCAATTCGGGAATACCAGAAAACTTCTGGAGCAGCTGATCGGCAGTGACGCAGATATTCTGATCTGCACAAAGTCGGATCTTGTGGTACGGGATATTGATCTGCTGAAGAAGCTTGGACGTGTAACCGTTTCATGGTCGATCAACACACTAGATGAAAATTTCAAGAACGATATGGACTCTGCTTCGAGCATTGAGCGCCGTATA